TAAATTGATCTACACTTGGTAACGACATTTACATCTCCTTTTTTTTAATGAGATTTATCTATTATTTATACCAAAAATATCAAGCACCGAACTCATTGAAACTACTATCTGTTCTAGTTGCGATGAAGTTCAACTGAATGAAGTTGATGGAACGAGTTGGTTTGATGTAGATGTCAGCCCAAAACTCGTTTCTATCAATTCTTTCTGGTGTGTTGTTGGACGAGTCGCAAACAACCTTGAAGTCAAATATTCCTCTTCTCGACTTAACATCATTCAAGAATGGGGACACCAAGGAAACAAATCTCGATCGGGTGAATCCATCGTTGAATTCGAACAGTGAATACTTGGATGCGGTGGCAATCGCCTTCTCAAGAACTATGAAGAGACGACGAACATTGATTCTGTCGAAAGCACTTGGTTTCGAAAGAGCTGTTCTGTCTCCGTAGAGAATAGTCCCTTCTCCCGGAACCGTGATGATAGGATTGACTCCGTCAGGGTAAATTTGGTCTCTGTATGTCTTCGATGGATTGAATGCCAACTTGACAACATTTCTTATTTGACCTCTGTTGAAACCTGCGGGCGAGAACCATGCGTCATTCGTGTATTCTGTTCTCGCACAAAGACCTGCGGTGTCTGCGTTGAGTGGAACCCAACGATACAAGTCGTTGTATGGGTCATATTGATACTTGTAGCCAGAATCGATTACGCAATATGAACTTGATCCAACATTATTCTTGATTGATTGACAAGCAGCAACCTTATCAGTTTCAGACGCAAATTCGTTCTTGTTGACTGCCGAGAAGAATGCGACACAATCCTTTCTTGCTTCAACTATATCACGAATGTTAGCAGCACTGTCTCCAGTCACGTTTCCAGCAATAAGAAGATTTACGTCGTATGATTCGACATCTTCGAAGAGGTTGTAACCATCTGGATTCGATGCTGGATAAGCAGTCACCAAAGATGCGCTGGTTTGTCCAGATCCACCAGTGAGAGAGAAATAATCCGCGCCTTCGTCGTAGTAATAAGTTCCGTTCGAATCGTTTGTAATTCCCCAATTCACGACATAGGTAGTTCCAGACTTAATACTGAACGATATACTTGCTTGGTTTTTGAAGTCTGTTGCAGCATTGGCCGGAGGATCTTCACCACCAATGTAGATGTATTGCGAATTTGCGTTGATGTATCTCTTGTAGAAGGTGGAAGTTCCATCTTCTGATCTTGCTTCTGGGAAAACAGACAAATTGGCAAATCTTTCCAACACGGTATTCTTTGCGCCAGTGAACAAACCGTCTTCGTCGATGACCAAAACGTGAATTTGGTCGTTGGTGGTTGTCCCATTAGCATCCTCAAGGAACTGAATGTTCGTGGTGCTTTCAGGAGCACCTTCACCACCGTAACCGAAGTTCTGATAATATTCTATGGAACCCTGATACCATCCGGTAAATCCATCTGCGTCGGCAGTGCCACTACCTGGACCTGGGAATATGGAAACCTTCAGTGAATTTCCTTTTTCTCCTGGGTATCTAGCATAAATTCCATTTTGTGTTCCATTCAAATAATCTTCGTTGTATATGAGTTTTCCTTGTGTAGCTCCAGCTCCATAAGCATTACTCGCGGTTGCATCGACAACTCTAACTACCTGAAGAGCACTACTGTAACCTAGGAAGTTTGTTGCTGAGAACCACTGTTCGTAGTTCCAATTCTTGGGTTCCCCGAAAGTTTCCCTGAACATCTTGGGACTATCGACCAAGACAACTTTCTTTGCGGGGCCCCATTCAAAGTTTCCGGCAATTCCACCAAGTGAAGTTGCCACTGCGGGAACTATTGTGGTAAGATCTATTTCTGATACATTTACTCCAGGACTGACTTGAAATGCCATATTTCTATCTCCTTGATAAAATTTCTAATTAAGCTCCGACTTCACTGAAGCTAGCACCAGTTCTAGTTGCAATGAAATTCAATTGAATGTAATTGATCGAACGGTTTGGTTTGATGTAGATGTCAGCCCAAAATTCGTTTCTATCGATTCTTTCTGGTGTATTGTTGGACTCGTCGCAAACAACCTTGAAGTCGATAAGTCCTCTCCTGGATTTCACATCGTTGAGATATGGCGAAACCAAAGAAATGAATCTAGCGCGAGTGAATCCATCGTTGAATTCAAACAGTGAATACTTGGATGCGGTAGCGATCGCCTTCTCAAGAACTATGAAGAGACGACGAACATTGATTCTGTCGAAAGCACTTGGTTTCGAAAGAGCGGTCTTGTCTCCAAGAAGCAAAGTACCCGAATTCTTCTCGTTGATGATTGGGTTGATTCCCTTTGGATAAATTCTGTCCCTATAAGTTCTATTGGGATTGAATGCCAAAGACCCAGCACCATTCAAAATTCCTCTGTTGTAACCAGCGGGAGACCACCATGCGTCAAGATCATATTCTGTTCTTGCACAAAGACCTGCGGTGTCGCCGTTGAGAGGAACCCAACGATATATTTGGTTGAACGGGTCGAATTGTCTTCTGTAACCCGAATCGATGATCGCGTATGAACTTGATCCCACGGTATTCTTGAAGTCAACGCAAATTTGCGCTTTTTCTGAATCTGTCTTCTCAACATTCTTGCCTTCTCTACCCACAGGGCAGGAGAAGAACACGACACAATCCTTGCGAGTTTCTGCGATTCCCTTGAGTTCTTGGACTTCAGTTGGACCAGTTATGTCACCACTGAGAAGAAGGTTCACATCTATCTTTTCTGCGTCAGCAAGAACATCATAACCAACTCCGTCTCCTACAGTTGTTCTGCTTCCTGTGTATTCTTGTCCTGATCCTCCAGCAAGAGATGCGGTGACATATGTGTTTACACTATTCGACCAATTGAACACGAAAGTGTTTTCCCAATTGGACTCAGTGACACCACCCGCGCTAAGTCCCGAAGAACCAAAAATCTTGGTTGGAGTTCCACTCTGAGCGGTTCCCAAACCACTTCCTATGTCGTATGCGGTTGTCAAATCATAAGCATCGAGTGAACCACCACACTTGATATACTTGGATTCGTTGTTGATGACATTCTTGAAGTATAGTGAAGTTCCGTCTGCTCTTCTTGCTCTCGGGTGAAGAGAAACACCTTCAAATCTCTCCAAAACCGTATCCTTGGTTCCAGTGAAAACTCCATTTTCGTCGATTACTGCGATGTGGACTTGATCGTAGGTAGCAGTAACTCCACCGAGTGAAAGAAGATTGTCAGTGGAACTCGGAGTTCTGCGGAAACTTGAAAAATAAGGCCAAGATCCGGTCACACCCGAAGTTCCAGCTCTACCAATCGAGACTGCGAGAGAATTTCCCTTTTCTCCCGAATACTTAGCATAGAAACCACCACTAAAGGTCGAAATATCGTATTCGTCATTTGGGGCATATGCTTCCCCGCCACTAGCACCAATAGTCAACCCCCCTGTGTTCGCATTTGCAGTTTTGGTTTTGTCACCGAGAGCGCGAACCATCAAAAGGCCTCGTGAGTAGGAAAGAAAGTTCAGAGCAGTAAAATAGTTTCCGTAATTCCAATCCTTGACATCACCGAAGATTTCTCTGAATGTTTTTGGGGTGTCAACCAACACAGCTTCATTACCCGGACCCCATTCCGTTGGAAATGAAATTCCAGCTAGAGAAGTAGCAACACCTGGGACAATTGTCGTAAGATCAATTTCACTTACATTTACACCTGGACTGACTTGAAATGCCATATTTCTCTCCTTGATTAAGACATGGAGTATATCTCTGTTCTCAGTATATTTATCTTTTTAGTTATTTTGGTGGATTCAGGACCAAAAAAAACTGGAATCGTCTTCCATGTTTATATCATCTGGTGGCAATTCCCTATTTTTGATCTCGGAACCCTCTCGGGACAAGAGAGAAGCATCTCTCTGCCTCTCTGCTTCGAAGTCCAAAATACCGTCCTCTATGAACCCAAATGGAGACAAAGAAGCTTCCAAATCCTGCAATCTCTTCTCGTAGAGTTTTCTACGAGTGTCAATGTCTATGATTTCCCTAAAATAAGTCTGTGTGGTCAACCAAGAGAAGAGAATTAGGGTGTCAACCAAATCGTCGTGGTATCCCTCGGACGCTTCATAGGAAATTCCCTTGGAAATAAAGGTGCTGAACTCGGAAATCACATCCAAGTCTGAAACAACCAACTTGTCCTGCTCTATCATTTCCTTGAGGATGGAACACCCCAATTTCTTGATTTGGTAACTGGTCCGAACACCAAATTGAACTTTCCCACTCTCACCGAAACCACCGTCCACTTTTTGTCCTTTCTTTCCACGATTGGAAACCAAAAGGACGTTCTCATATTCCAACTCCTGATAGAGAATATCCGCGACTTCGGAACCAACGTCATTGATCTCTAAAAGAACATGCGCATCATTGTAATATTTTCCCATTTTTTCTATGACCGTGGGATACATGAGAACGGGAAGAGTATTGTTTCTGTATTTTGCGACCATTCGGTAGGGCATCTGCGTGACATCCACGACACTGAAAGCATGGTAGTCAGCGCCTTGTGCTCTACATGTGTCAACGCACATGATGTAGACGTTATCCTTCTTTGGTTCTTCAAAGATGTCCAACCCATCAATCGCAGAACGAACTGGTTCCTCAAAAGGCATGGATGCTAATTTTGCGGAGGATATGAGAGTATCTTCAGAACCAAGGAACTGACACTCAAACTCCTGCATCCACTGCCTTTCGGAAGTGTTGCGAATGGTTTCTTCCTTGAACTTTCGGTCTCTGCCAGGAATCTCGTTCCAAAGAACTTCTATAGGAACGTAGGAATTTTTCTCACTTTCGGCGTTCTTCCACAACTTGTAGAACATGTTCATTCCCTTGGGTGTACTGACGATGACCACCTTGGTCGTTTCACCCGAAGAAATGGTGGGATACACCGAGTTGAAAAAGTCCTCTGCGATGTTGTTCGGAACGAATGCAAATTCGTCAAGAAGAATGATGCTGTATGTGTCACCACGAACCGCAGAAGAAGATGTGGAAGAAGCGATGACCTTGGAACCGTTTTCTAGGTGGATGGACAACTTGTTCCATTCCACGATTCCCTGCTGCAACCATTTGGGAAGGTTTTCGTACGATTTCTTCAATCTCTGAAGAAGTTCTCTAGCGGTTGTCAATTTGTTTGCGAGAATCGCCACCTTCTTGTCCTGATTGAACAGGATGTGGTGAAGAAGGTATGAAATCATGGTGGTTGATTTACCACTCTGACGAGGAAGTTTGCAAATGGTGAAACGGTTGTCGTGGATTGTTCGGACGATGTTCCTTTGGAAATCGTACATAT